AATGGAAGTTATTAAGGAACGATTGTGTTTAAATCCTGATATCAAATTAAGAGTTAGTCCTACAGGGTTATCTTTTACAGAATTTAGATCTTTAGTTCAACTTAGCTCTTTACCAAAAATTTCTTCTTTAACTACAATTGCACTGAAAACACTAAGAGATAAGATCTTATTACTTTTAGATAACGATCTCGATTATCATATAAATAAATGAAGTACATTAATGTCTAATATTCAACGAGTTGCGGATGCTCGAAATATTGAAATTAATCCTCCTGCAGGAAATTAATTAGTACTAAAAATTTTATTTTTTAAATAAAAATTTGTATCTTTGATGAACAGAACGGAACGTCAAAAGCTTGCTATTAGACGTTGATTAGATAGTAATGGGATAGGCACAATTGTTGCTGCAACTGGATTTGGTAAGACCTATATGACTTGCATGTTGATAAAGGCACTATATAATAAAAATCCTAGACTATCTGTATTAATTGGAGTTCCTACAGAGGTTCTAAAAGAACAATGACTTAGAGAGTTGGCTAAAAACCAACTCTTTTCTGTCTGTAAGGTAGAGATATTTAACACTATTGTTAAAAATCAGTATACAGTTGATTTATTTGTAATTGATGAAATTCATTGCGCATGTAGTGAAAATAACATCAATATGTTTAAAGCTGTAAAATATCGTTATTTTTTAGGATTAACTGCTACATTTGAGAGATTAGACGGAAAAGAAGACCGATTATCTGAGTTTACTTATGTTTGTGATCGTATAAATATAAAGGAAGCAGTTGATAATAATTGATTATCTGATTATAGAAATTATAAAGTTTTAATTGATGTAGACTTATCTCTATATCATGAATGAAATCAGAAATTTCAAAATCTATTTTCTATATTTAATTTTGAATTTAATACAGTAATGAATTGTATTAGTCGTCCTGGTTTTGCAAGTAAATATGCAAAGAAAACAGGATGAAGTGAATCTCAAGTTAAAGGATTTGCAGCAGCTTGAATGAGAATGTTAAGAAAACGTAAGTCTTTTGTAATGTCTCATCCTAAGAAATTTGAAATAGCAGATAAGATATTAGATGCAAGAAGTAATAAAAAAGCAATTACTTTTTCAGCTACTATTAAAGATGCAGAATATTTTAAGAAACGAGGATATGTTTTACATAGTAAACAGAAAAAGAAGGAAAATAATACCATTATAGAAAGTTTTAACCAACAAACTATAGGTGTATTAAGTACTTCAAAATCTTGCGACGCAGGTGTAGATATAAAAGGGTTAAGTGTTGGAATTATATTAAGTGGAGATAGTTCAAAGACAAGGACTACGCAGAGGATTGGAAGAATTTGTCGATTCGAACAAGGTAAACTCGCAGAAATGTTTACACTAGTTATTAAGGGAACTATAGAAGAAACCTGATATAATAACTCTAATTCAAACCAACAGTATATAACTATTGATGAATCACAATTAGATATAGTGTTAAGTGGAAAGGAGATTTCTACTAGACCAAAAAAAGGCATAATAGATATAGAACATAGATTTTAATAAATAGATCTAACGTAGTACGTTTGTTTATTTTTTATCGTATTATATGGAGTTAGATACGATTCTTAATATTATGGCTAAATATAAACTAACAGCTGATGAGTTACTGTTAGTTTATTTAACGTTTATTGCTCAAACAGAAAATGGAGATCCTAAAATAAATAGGAACTATTTTCGAAGGTGATATGAAGGGGGCGGCAAAGAAAGATTACGAGAATTATTCAATTCACTAAAAGAGAAAGGAGTAATCAGGAAAAACTATAACCCAAGTACTTATGATCCTGATGAAATTGAATTTAATCAGAATTTTATAAAACAATATTTTAAACTTTCTGGAGAGCTTGGCATGGAATTAGAGGATGCTTATCCAACTAATTTATACTTTAATGGGAAAACAGTTAGTTTAAAAAATATTGCAAAGAAATTCTTAAATATGTCAGAATTCTACTTCTGATATTCCTCTACTATTGGACATAGTATTGAAAAGCATCGTGAAATATTAGAGATACTAGAATGAGCTAAATCTAAAGATCTTGTACAAGTTTCTATGATTGAATTTGTTTCCAGTCAAAAATGGAAAGAGTTTAAAGAAATGCGAGATAAAGGAATTAATGGCAAAGTTAGTACTGAACAACTTTACGATACTGCTTAATGTCTATTGTAGATGAATTATATTCTGAAATTGACAATGGTAGAGAAGGTAGAAACTTAGGTTTAAAAACTGGATTGCCAAAGTTGGATTGATATACAGGCGGATTCCAAAAAGGAGTTTACAAATTAATATTTGGACAAAGTGGTTCAGGTAAAAGTTCATATGTAATATATTCTGATTTATATCGTATATTACGAGATTATCCAGATAGAGATATTGTACATGTATATTTTAGTCTGGAAATGAGTTCGAAAGTTTTACTTGCTAAATTGCTTAATCTATATATATATGATACTTATGGAATAGAAATTTCTTATATGACACTAATGTCCGTTCGAGAAAAACTATCTGATAAATATTATAAGTATATTCAAGAGTCCAGAGTATGACTAAACTCAATCATACATAAGCTTATTATCTTTGATAAACAGCTAAGTTCTAATACTTTCTATGGTAATATGAAAGAACTTCTAAAACAATGAGGTACTTTTCAAGATATTGATGAAGGTAGAAGAAATATTTATATTCCAAGTAATCCCGATAAAATAATAAATGTAATAATTGATCATGCTGGTTTATTAACTCCAGTTGATGGTAGAACTAAAAAACAGGAAATTGATCAAACCTCGCAATACTGCGTTTATTTTAGAGAAAAGTGTGGAATATCTATTGACTTTATTATGCAAGAAAATAGAAACACAAGTGATGTAAATAGATTAAAAATGGATCTTGCAGAGCCAACCCTTGATGATGTTAAGGATTCTGGTAATGCAGGTAATGACTGTAATATTTGTGTTGCAGTATATAATCCTATAAAACATCAACGTAGTACTTATAGAGGATATACTATCATTAATAAAGAATATCCAGAAGAATCTTTAGGTTCTGCTATGCGTGGATTA